GGGATATAACACACATTATACAGTGCATTTTAATTTTCCCCTTGACTTGGAGTGCAAAGTATGCTGTGTGTTTTATTTATAATGTTATATTTTAATTGTTAAATGTTTCAATTTAGTTGTATCAATTTACAATTTAATTATTTGATGTTTATTTTCTTAACCTGTTAATCGTTCCGAATATAATAGCGTCCGACGTGTCAACAACACCTGCAATAACTGTTGCTATAATTAAATAGTCTGTGTTTGGGTACAATGTTCGTTCAAATACAATAGACGTATCGTTATAATTAGCGTAGGCTGTGATTGCTGTGCCTGCTTGACGTGCAACATTTCTTGAATTTGTTCTATCAAAATTGACTCCATCAACAACGTTCTTATAAACTTCTACGGATGTTATATCGTCTGATTTTGCTTGGTCTATATCTGTTGAAAAGAAATCAACACCAACTTCAACCCTATCAGCTCCTGTTAAATCGCCTTGACTTTCTAATCTTTCAATATCAATTACAGTATCAACGTCACCTCCCGCAGAATCTTGATAAAATGAAGCTGGGTACAATCTTATTTGACACATTTCTTTAACTCTTACAAGTCTATATGTAATCTCTGTAACTGTTCTAACATCTAAACTGAAATCTTTTTCACTTACTGAAGCTGGGTATTTGTAACCTGTACTCATTGTTACACCTCCAAAATTTTCTTAATATTTGATAATTTGGTTTTTAATTCTTTATTTTCATTAGATAATTGTTGATTATCTAATTCTAATTCTTTCAATTTACTATCAAGAGTATCAGAACTTTGTTTATTTAGACCTAATTTCTTTATTAGAACGTAATAATCTTTATAACTTATGTTCATATCAACCCTACCCTTAACACCGTTTACATGACCATTACTTGAATATTGCCATATACCGCAAGTTGCGTCAGGTTCTTTAACATTCCAACGTGCATACCATAAATCATATTTACCTGTTGAATCATCAAAGTATTTTTTCTGATATTCTTTATTAGCATAATTCATTACATAATAACCTGCGTCCTCAATAATATCACAGAAAGCAACAACCATTTCTGAAGCTAATTTTTTGTCAATTTTAACTTTTTTAGTTTTTGCGTATCTCATTGTGTCGTATTCTAAATCGTAGGCTATAGGATAAGTTATGTTATAAGGTTTGATTACCTCAAGCAACTTGTAAGCCTCTTTTTTAGCGTCCTCAACAGTTAAAGCGTAGCAGAACCAATAAACACCAACAGGGATATTTAAACGCGTACACTCCTGTATATTTTGGTGAAACATTGAATCAACTGTTCTCCAATAACCAGCACGAATCATTACAAAATCAATTTCTTTTTTTACTTTCTCAAAATCTATAATCCCGTTATGTACTGAAATGTCTATTCCTTTAAACATTACATGTCACGACCTTTCACCTGTTCTAACACTTGAATAATCTTTTCAGGTATTGGTAAACCCAGATTACTAGCGTTTTCTAAAATACTGATACCCTCATTAGCTATGAAAAACATAATTACTAGCTCCCTGATTGGTACTTGATTATCAATAACCATTGATAAATAATAACTCATTGAGATTAATAACAACATTACAACTTTTTTAATAATACCTTTATAACCTATTGAGCTAGAAACTTTTTTATCGTATATAGCTACTAGAACACCTGTCAAATAATCAATAACTAATAAAGCTAGAATTACTTCTAACATTGTGTCCATACCTCCTAAATAAGTTATTAATACACCACCCACTCCTGCGAATCCTAATTTAATCTTTGTTAATACAGCCATGCTACCCCTCACTCTCATTAATATAATAGTCTACAACCTCTAAAAAGTTGTGTTCAGGTAAAGGGTCAACAGTTTTCAACCGTTTAACCCTGTCACCTATGAAAAATTTATTCTCATAATAAATTTCATTTTTCCGTATTTCTTTGTCATTGATAAAGTCATAATGATTTTTTATAGCTTTACGCTCTGTCACATAATTCTTGATATTCATTATTTTTTAGAGTTCTTTTTATCTTTTTTATTAGACATATCTTCTATATCTATTATACCACTTTCAGTTAATAACTCAACAAGATTGTTAAAATCATTAATTAATTCTTTTTCATTTGATTTAAAAATCTCTTTATTCTTGATTTTCTTTTCAAATTTCTTTTGTTTAGCTGTTTTCATTAACTAACACCTCCGTATTCTGCTAACAATGAATCAGGGTCAACAGTATTTGTTTTTGTGTATTTAGTTCTTACAATTACATTTTCAGATGGTGTAACAACATCTAAACTATAATTTTTAGTTGTACCATCAATAGATGTTTCATCTAACGTCATAACTTGATAAACTTCATTTGAACCTACATTTTCTATTGAAACGTGCTTCTCTAAAGTTGGTGTGTTTGAGTTATCAATTATAATCTGTTCTGCAATTATATCGACAGATTTATTAACACTAACTTTTTTTCTTCTAAAATAATTTTTTAATGGTTCAGACGTGAACGTTTCCCACTCTGTCACTTGAGATTTATAAATATAAAACTCTGTACCACCTGAACCAGACCTAATCAATTTTGTGTGAATATATCTAGGAATTATAGCTGACGTTATAGGGATAACAATATCGCTTTCAAGGGTTGTTGCTGAAGTATATACAACCTCTGTTGCTCCTCCCTCTTCTTCAAATGTAATAGTTAATAACCCTGTACCTCCAACATTGCTACCAATTCTAGCTAACATTTCTAAAGGTTTATTTATATTACCTAAACCTAAATCAATAGTATTTTCTATTCCCTCACCGTCAGCCACGAAACTACAGCCAGATGATGAAGCGTTACTGTTATCGTAGGCGTTCCAAGCGTCACCTAATAGCGTCACGCTTCCTATAGTTGACCTACTTACTACAAACGGTACAGGTAAAACATCACTACTCATAGTATATAATTGACCTGTCAGAGTTGCTAAAGTTTCTAACGCTCCGTTAACACTTCTATATACAGTAGCATTGTTTGCTATTGTGTAAGAATTAATGGTGTTTGATGTTAACGTTATCTGTGATGGACTATCGACAGATTGAATTAAAGCGTTTTCAAAATTGTTGTCGTTTAAAGTGTCTTGTATTGTTATTTCCATACCAACAACTAAACCTGTTGTTGATTCTAATAAAACAATACTGTTACCAGCTGATAAATCGCCTGTTAACAACGATTTATATAAATCTTGTGTACAACCTAATTCAATGTCTGGCGATACTTTTAAACCGTATCTGTTGTCGTAGTCGTTAGGTACAGCACCCAGAATAGCTGTTTCAAGTTGTGTTTTAGCTATTTCAATAGTGTTGTCGTTTATAAAACCTGCTGACTTATCTATTAAATCAGATAGGTTTGATATGTCAATTGTATTTTGTGAAACATCACTATTAAGTTGAATAATATCATTAATGTTTTGAGTAATATTAGTGTCTTGAGTTTGATTTTTCAATCCAACTTCCTGTAATACTGTTTCAGCTTCATTCCCTGTATAATAATCGCCAATATCAGCAACAGCAACCTGTGAAGCATTTGTACCAATAACACCTGTACCGTTAATTGTGACTTTTTTAGTTGTTGGGTTTGTTGTTATTGTGATGTTTGCTCCTGCCTCAATTTCTAAATTGTCCTCTTTTAAACTGGCTACAACGTCACCCTGACCTGCTACTTTAAAGTTTTTGAATGTCACATCAACTTTATTTGAAATAGCTGTTGTGTTGTTTCCAATAGCTGTTGTGTTATTGGCTATAGCTCCAGCGTTATTTGATATATTTGTTGCATTTGTATTAATATTTGAAGTATTATTATCAATTGATGTTGTATTATTCCCAATATCCGTTTGGTTCTGAGCGATATCAGATTTATTCTGTGTGTTGTCAGTTTCTAACACTTCAACTCTAGGCTCTAAATTAACCTCTGACGATTCTAAATCATCTATACGCTGTTCATGATTACAAACTTGTTCTAATAATGTTGTACCCTCTGGCTGTGCATAACCTAGTAAATTGCATTGTTCATTCATTTTAAAACCTCCTTAAATTGAGTATAACATATGAAATAAATCATATAAAGAGTTTACTATTTCTAAATCAATATCGTTAAAATAATTATAATCATGATATTTAATTATATCATCTGCCGATAGAAATCTAGTTTCAATATTTGTAACCGTTCCAGCGTCCGTTATTTCAGCTGTGTCGCTTGAAGTGCTGTCAGAATCTACAGTTGTGGTGTCAAGACTAACGTTTGATAGAGCTAAATCTAATAGCGATTCGTTACGGTTTTTGTTAGGTGTGTCACTAAATAGTGTCTCACTACCGCTAGTTGAATCCGTAGCTAATACACCGTCACGCTGTTCGTTCTTTGTTAAATCTCTTGTTTCTGTGTTTGTTGATTTAGCATATTCTAAATTGAATTGTAACGCTTGAGCCTCGTATTTCTTATTAGCTGTAGGCATAATTTCGTTCATTCTAGTAGCTAACTCATGATTAAATATTGTGATTGTTTCGAACCCAATTTCATAGAATCTAAATCTATCAATAATCTTTTGATTCAATTTTGTTCTGTGTAGTTCGTCAAAAATAGGATAATCATTTAAAGGAATTTCAATATTATTTTTAATAATATCATTCAACGTTATTGTGTAAAGACCCAATTAAATCACTACTCCTTTCTATTTTAACCTCGTCAAAGTCATTAAATACGATTCTAAGACGTCTTAACGCTTGATTGCGTTCATCATATCGACTGAAATAGTTCGTGTTTGTAAGACCCATTCTTTGATTCACCTCATTAACAATTAAACGCTCTTTTTTTGTTTCTTTGTCGTTTGGTATACCTATAAATTCTAATACGTCACCCATTAGTTTAGTTCTTAATTCATGGATATTTAAACCTTTAAACTCAACCCTATTATCAATTGATTTAAAACTTTTTTCAATATCCATTTTTTCATCAACAACAACGAATGGTACAAACTCTTTAACTTTTTCAATAAAATCTAAAAACGATTTTTTCATTGTTTGTTTAATACCGTAAATATAAGGTAGGCTTTGTTGGTCTAAATTTACATCAATGATTTTATCACATTTATTGATTCTATTAGCGTAATTAGTTAAAGTATGTTGAACAGAATATCTAACCTTATTATCATAAATCAACACACAATCCCTGTTGACGATTAATTCAAAGTCTACAGTCACATAAGGTGATACAGGTTTGACTCTGTATGGTTGACCGTATGCGTTTTTACCCTTTTCAACATAAGGTAATGATAAATACATATCTGTAAATGGTATTCTAAATATGCAAACAGAATGATGTTCTTTTAATTGAGTTTCAAGAATTGTTGCGTCTAAACCTTTAGGTAAATCAGACCATGAAAAGGTTGATATATACAATTCTGTTAAATTCAAATATAAATCATGACTATAACAAGTTAATTCAGATAAGTTTTTATTACCTGTGTAACCGTATGCCATATTAAATTCTTGTTGTGTTTTTACATGACCCATTTTAACACCTCCTAAATTGTGTTATTACTAATAGAATAATCACCGATATTATCATTGTTAACCCAGAACCTAATACCTGATTTTAAAATTCTATCCCATTCGTCGGTTACAACATTTGATACATCACCACTCAATGAATTTTCAATAGTTTTAATATATGTAAATTGTTGTCTTTGGTTAAAATTCGGTGTTTTAAGTCTGTTAACTTTATAACCAAATTTTGTTAAATATTCATCAATCTCTTTAGCTTTTTCATTTCTCAAAGTCATATTATAATAAATAGGTGTTTGGATTGTACCGTCTGGATAAGCTGGTAAATCTCTTGTAATATTAACAGCACCACTACCAGCACCCCTTAAAACAGGTGGCGTTAGTTTTCTTTCATTAAACTGGCCTATAGTGTTTATAGCTCCGATAACCCCAGATGTTAACGCTATAGGGTTTTTAGTTATTGCTCCTATTCCTACAGCTAACGCTGAACTTGAAAGCGTAGCTACATTACTGACAGCTGTTCTACTCAACCAATTCTGATAATCAGAACCAGCAAACGGACATTGAGGATAATTAGCAAGAGTTAAACCCTCGTCAAAGTTAGGGAATGAACCAGCATAATTAACAGGATAAACCAACACACTCATGTTAGGGTTAATATCTCCCACAGCTTCAAAATTAATCCTGTCTGACGGTGAACTTAATTCATATTTATATACTTTATTTGCTCCTGAAGCGTTTGAAACTTTCAGGAATGTATAAGGATATGTAAATAATTTATTATTTTTAGGTGTATAACCGTCTATGTCTGTCGGTCTGTGTGAGGTAGATGTTAATATATTTGATTTGTCAGACGGCGAAATTAACGCTCCACTAACAAGCGGTTGTTTTATTATATTTTTAGGAACTAGATACATATTTTTTAATGCGTCTAATCTACTAGCATTAGCATATTCAATGATTTTAGCGTTAACACCTGCTGTATCGTTTAGGTTAAACCCAAAATATAATAAGCTTGAGGGTACACCGTTATATGATGCTGTAACAAATGAGCCGTCGCTTAATGATGTTGCACTTAAAACAATTGCTAAATCTGCTAAAGGCTGAAAAAATAGAAATGAATCGTTAACAGCTTCTCCCACTTCTAAATTTTCATCTAAAGTGTGTTGACCTATTGAGTCATTAGAAACGTGTTCTCGTTCTATTAAACAATTACCCCTAACAACATCAAATAAATATGTTTGTAAATAATCAACACTAAATAATATCTGACTAGCGTTATCATTAATATATTTAACATCATCAATAAAAGCGTAATACCATTTATCATTCCTATCGGTTTGATACATGACATAATTAAACTGTTTTAAATCTTCAGCGTGTCTATCGTATTCTATAATACCGTTAGTCCTTTGATAAGATACGTCAGACTTATCAAAAGCTGGGTCACTTTTACTGATAAAGAATGTTTCTTGACTTGTTATGTTAGAAAAATAAAGGGTGTCAGTTTGCTGTTTATTTAGCTTTACACCCTTTATAAGTTTTATTTTACTTAAATTAGACAATTGTTACAATTGACGTATCTGTAATTAAATTGTCTTGCTCTGCTGTTGCTGTGATTGTTAAATCTCCAGCTGTTCCCGTTTCATCACTATCAACAAATAATAAACCTGTTGATGAAATAAATGTATCAGCTGACGAGTTACCCGTTACAGCGAATGTTGATTTAGAACTAGGGTTATTTGTTCCTGTAGCTTCAACCGTAAATTGAACCACGTTTCCAGCTACAACGTTCGCTGTTGCTGGTCTTAAATCAATACTTGATAATACTGACGCTTGTTTTTTAATTGCTACAGCGTTAGCGAAATGAGTAGTTGAGTTAATTGACTCATAATGTAAAAAGTGATTCCAATATCTACCCTGTGGATTCCACAATGTATCTGCCATTTCTGGGTAGTCATGTAATACTAACCATTTTTTATCAGCAATAATACAGTGAACGTCTGAAGCTAATTCATCAAAATTATCAATCACAATTCGTTGAGCTTCATAATCAACTTCTGATAAGTTGAAAGCTCCAGCTAATACTTCAACACCGATTTCAGTTTCAACATCAATATCCATGATAATTCTAATATCTTCTGGTTTAGTGGCTCTAAATGACCCAGCATAATTATATTTATCAGAAATAAATGTTAATCTTTTAACAGCTTTTTTAATTTCTTTTAACACCTTTTTAGCTGTTGCTGTATCGCTAATTGGTGGTGCTACAACTTCAGCAACTTTACCCTCTGTAATAGCTTGAGTTAATAGAGATTTAGCAACTAGAAAGTCGTCGTACTCTCGACTCATTGACAATTGTTCAACAATACTAGCTAATAATTGTCTAAATGCTCTTTCAGATGTAAACGCTTTTCTTAATTGTGATTCATCTGTTGTAGTTTTATAAAAACCTTTTCTTGGTATATGATGATATAATACGCTAACTTCTGGTTTTTCTCGTTTATACAATTCTGATTCAGCTGTTTTTTGGTCGAACACTTGAGCTTTAACTAATTCAACAATAATATCTTCTACTTTATCACCGAATTGTAATTGTTCACCTTTAAATACAGCCATTGGATTTTTAGAAAAATTTTCACGAATTATAGTAAATGCTACTTTATTAACTAAAGCTGTAATAAATTCGTTTCGTGACGATTGTTCTGACAAAATACTAGACCCTAATTCTGCTAATGAAATTTGTTCCGTTTCTGGTATCCTGTTTTGAAACTCTAAACTTGCGTTCGCTCTAATCTCTGTGATTAGCCCTGCTGTTTTGTTATCTAAATTACCCATTAAATAACCTCCTTATAATTTTATAAAAAATTCTTTGATAATTCTTCTAATGTTGCCTGTGGTTTATCAATCTTGTTAGGTTTAATAACATTCATGTCTTGCACAAAATTATCTAATTTTTCAGATAAAGGAATTAACATATCTGTTAACATTCCTAACTTTTCCTGCATAATATTAATATTCATATCAAGCATATTAATACGTTCATTAATTAATTGCATTTCAGATGGTGTATCAGGTTCTGGGTCGTTACCCTCTGGATTATCAGTCTCTAGGTTCTCCGACTCGTCCCCTGTTTCTTCCACTTCATCAACTTTAGTTTCATCAACTTTAGTTTCATCAACTTTAGTTTCATCAACTTTAGTTTCTTTGTTATCTTCCATTTTTGGCATAAAACACACCTCCTATATTATTTTCGCTCTCTGCGAATTACAACACCGTTATTAAACGTTTCAACATACTTAATTTTATTATACGTTTTTGTATGTTTCCCGTTTTTAACTTTTGGTTCTTCAACTTTAGTTTCTTCAACTTTAGTTTCTTCAACTTTAGTTTCTTCACCGTTAATTTCTGGGTTAGCTTTTGGCATATTTACACCTCCTTTAAATTAATTTCTTAATAGTTTTATACATTTCTGTATAAGTTTTCTGTGAATCAAAGTACACAAGACCCTCTAAAAAACTATCTTTGAACTTCTTGAGTAGAATAGATTTATTAACCTTAAATATTAAGGTGTTGGGTGTATGGTCGTTAAACGTTGTATAATTGGGTCTGGTAGGGTCATGCTTTGTTCTTACATACATTTTACCCTCTCGATAATCAACCCAGATACCGAATGTTTTACCATTTGACGTTATATTAAATGTGTTCTCTAATGTTGAGGGAAATTTATTTACTATGAATTTATCGTCGTCTAGTATAAACACATTATTGACAGCGTGTTCATAGTATTCTGTACCCTCATTCATTCTCATGAAAACGGTCTTTTTAGTTTGATTAATAACCTCGTAATTAATTTCGTTGACTACCTCTAAATATATACCCTCTCTTTTAGTGTATATACCGTTTTTTGATTTTGGTTTAGGTAAATCATAATAAATAAAGTAAGGATTAAAGAACGTTATAGCGTTAGCTAAGAATAAAACTTTAACTCTGTCTTGACTTCTGTCTACAGTTTGATAGAAAGCAAGAAACTGTTTTACTTCATTGTTTAAATATCTATAAACACCCTCCTCAATTATAAATTCATCAAACATGATTGTGTCAACATCTGGATAAGCTGTTGATTTTCTAACCTGTTGGGTTGATAGGTTAACAGAATAACCAGCTAACTCATCATTTATATAAAATTTAGACCCTTTAACTTTAAATTCAAGATGTTTAAAATCTGGGTCGTTTGCTATATCTTTGAAAAATTTATCGTTATCTTTTAATTCGGTTTTATAACGACGTAAATATATGAATTTTCGTTTATGTTTTATAAATTTAGTTACACAATAATGTTTTGAACTGTATGATTTACCTAAATTTCTAGCACCAATAACGAAATAAAATAATTTATTAGAATATGACAATGCTTTTCTAACATCATAATACATATTTGAAATATTAATCACCTCTTTAAATGTGAGGGTCTATTTTATAAGACCCTCGTTTAGGTTTAGGGTTAAACTCAATTGTTTAAACTCGGCAACCACGCCAACAGGTATCTGGTTGTTAATTAAAACAAGGTGTCCATCTACAAGCCTTAAATTAATTAAGTATCCCTATTAATAATTATATCATAGTTAATATTATAATACAATTAAGATTTAATTTTAAATGTGGATTCTTCTAAAACCACACCTCCACTAACTTTTTTCGGTCTTAATTTTCCATAGACTTCAAAACCTGAAACGAAATTGTCAAAGTTAACTTTTTCATGAAGTTTGACAGGTAAACCAGCACAAGCAATATGATTGTGTCCGTCGTCCTTTTCTTCAATATATGTTTTAGCTCTGATAAAACGACCTCTTTTAAAATAATATTCATGTTTCCATTTACCTAGTTTAACACTATCTATTTCAATGTTATCTGGTTCATGTCTACCTACTAAATGGATTGAATCAGTATCAGCATAGATAAATCTATCATAATTTTGTTGAGCCGATTCGATTGTTAGTTTTCTAGCGTATGAAGTCACAAAACTAGCTAACGGAACGTATATTGTTGCTCGTTCTTCTCCGTCGTATGGTGTCCATTTTACAATATTATTTTCTGATAAATACGGTTCTTTTAAACCTGATTTTGGATTTAACCCAAATTTACCGTATAAAGAATTTAACATTAATTTTGATAATGTTCTCATTCCTTGATTTCCCTCAATTGTTGCTTTTATTTTAACTTCTGTCCATTTATCAATATAATCACAGAATAATGTTGTTGACGACTTGAAATAATAACCTCCTAAATAATTTAATCCATAAACTTCATAATGTTCAAAAAATAATTCATAATCAACGCTAGTTAAATATAATTCAACGTCATAATTATTTGAGCTTGTTAGATATTCTGTTGAGTTAAATAAACCGTTATTTTTCATTTGTATTGACGGTATATAACCCTCTTTTAATTCAAATGAACAAGAGATTTTTACAATAAATAAATCATGAAATGTATGTTCGTCTTTATTAGGTTCACCGTCAAACGGTATCGGTTTACCGTATGGTAATTTATCATATCTCATTACAGCAGGGTATAAGCTATTTACATCAAATACAGTTCCCTCGTTAATAACAACATTCTGGAATTTTGGGTTAACATATGTAAAACCCCCTTTATATGATTCTCTACAAAATTTATCGTCATCTATTAATGGAAACCAGCGTTCAAAATTTCGTTTACTTATGATTGATTTATATTCATTAAGACACATTGAAGCTAAGGTAATACCTTTTAACTTATTATCAAACATAAAGTTTAAAGAATCCTTTACAATTTCAACGTCATTAATTATATAATCTCTTTCATGTTCTGTAATTTGATGGTTTTCATGTCGAATTTTATTGTAGTCTATATCACCCTTTTTAATGTCTAGGTTAAATGTTTTAGCCATAACAGCAACAGAGAAAGGTAATATTTTTAATGAATCATAAATTGTTATTAAATTAGCACCCTGCATATATTGTAATGAATATATAACTCCTGTGTCTGTTTTCAAACAGTTAAATGATTTATGTTTTAAATCTTTAGGGTTTTTAACAAATTCATAATTATTTGATAGTAAATAATATAATATAAATTCAGAATCAAATTTTAAATTATGAAAATATATGACAGGGTTTTTCAACATTGAAATGTGATTTAAAAAACTTTCAATACTATTGTTAATTTTTAGATAATCTTTTTTCAATGCTGTTAAACCCCAACCCCAGACCCTACAATCTTTTTCGTCTGTTGTTGTTTCAAAGTCTGCAACATAAAGCTCTTGTTTTCTATTCAATAGCTCGTTTCCATTCTTGGGTTATTGCTGATAATTTTCTTTCTCTTTCTTGAGGGTCATAAATAAATGATATAGAAAGTAAATCTCTTTCAGTTCCAAATTGAACAAATTTCTCTGGTTCTAATTCTTGAATTATATTAAATAACTCTGTGGCTTCTGAACCGAATATATTCCCAATAGCTGTTAAATAGTTATCAACATACTTTTCAGCTCGTAGCTTTTCAAAGTCAAAACGTGATTCTATTTCGATTGATTTTTGAAATTTTTTCAATGCTGTTTTATTCCTGAATTTAGGTATAGACTTTTTATTAGTGTTATCTAAATCCCCTTTTTTACGTCTGATAGTTCTTTTAATATTAACACTTCTTAATTGATTGGATATTTCCTGACGTTCAAATTTAGTGATTTGTAACCCTTGAAAGTCAACAGCTGTTTCAGCTCCTCGCTTTGTAAATCGCTTTAGACGTTCAATTTCTTTTCTAACGTCTTTAGCTGACCTAGATTTAATTTCGCTCAATGTAGCCTTATCTGGTAAGCCTACAGACACATCATCCTTGCGAAGTCTTGAAAGTTTGGCATTATAATTTTTCAATGCTTTTTTTAATTCGTTTTCGGTTGTTTTTCGTATTGCCATTTAACCACCTCTTTTTTAAAAAAGGTTAGCGAATACTAACCTTTTATATTATTGTTATGATTATTTAGATTCTGGGAATAATGTAACCACCGTATATTTACGTGTTTTATCATTCTTTGATTCTTGACGGTCAAACGATACAGGTAAACCAGCATAATTAAATTCTTCTAAAGCGTCACCGTCAATTTTTAAAATGTCGTTAACTTGAGATAATGTGTCTGTTACAACAGAACCTCCATAAAAATAATTATCTGGGTGTTTAGTTACTGTGAAAATAACTACAGGTTTATTATCAAATTCGATAATATCAAATTCATTAATAACTAATTCTTCTTTTGTGCAAAGAGCTAATAATTCGCCTTTTTCTTTTCCCTCCGTCATTGGGTGTATTGATTGAACCTTTTCGGCTACAGCTTTTAAAGCACTTAATTTTTTTGACATATATTTGTTTCCTTTTCTCTGTTTGTTTGAGTTTATCAGCTCTCGTTAATTTTAGTATTTGATTGTTACTGTGACGCTATCTTCTGATATAACAGTTGATAGAATCTGTGATTTACCTAGTTTATAATTAGGTATGTGATTAACAACTTCATTATATATAAAGCTTATTGTATCACCTCTTACTTCTTGAGTTTTTAAAGGTATCATTAATACTTCTGTTACAACACCTTTTTTTCTATTTGCGATTGGTATCACCTCCTTAATATATTCTACCATATGATATGACTACAATCTTTTTAGAATACTCACATTTTCTAATAAAGTTCTTAAACTTGATATAGTCATCAAATGTTTTTGTAAATTCTGCGTCTGTTTCATATGAATAGCAAACAACCTCATACATGATTAATCTTTTAACAAGTCTTTAACTTTAACAGGTGTTGAGTGTGTTGTACAATACAATTCATTATTACTAGAGATTCTTAAACGGTTATTATTAATATACACTTTACCGTTTCTAATATACACTTTACCGTTTCTATGTGTTACCTCGTAACCTTTAGCACTTAATAAATCAATCTGTTCTAATGTTAACATATTGTTTCCTCCTTATTTATTTTAACTTCTAATATTTCCATCCATGCGTAGTAAGATATTCTAATAATTGTATCTACAAGTGAATGTATACCAACACAATTTACCTCTGTTACCACCTCTGAACATTTATAAACTACTGTATACATTTTCTTGTTCTCCTTTCACGTCTTTTTAGTTCAGTATTTATTACCCTTAAATTGGTTACTGTGTTTTTAAATACACTATCTGTCATATTAGAGTTATATTTAAACTTTAACCTGTCTTTGAATAGTGTCAATTTTTCTTTGTTATATTCTAACTGTTCAACAGATAGTTTTGATAAATCTGATTCTATAAACTCTAACGGTGATTTAACTTCTGAAATTTCTATGTTATAAGTGTTATATCCTAGCTCCGTTAAATAGTCCTTGTGTTGCTCTGCTTCTAAAGTGGTATCAAAACAAGTTAGTTCATCTAAGACCCCTGTAACAGTATTTTTGAGGTTTACAGAGTACTTTGTATATAGTTTCATTGGTTCACCCCGTTTAAATGATTATAAAAATCAATTAACACTCCTTGAAGCGTGTTTCTTGTTGTCTGTAACTCTAAAATATTGTTAACTTCTTCTTTTGTTCCTTGAGAAATTGAAATTAACCTTTTAACTTCTTTATCAAGGTATTCGATTCTGTTTTTTAAATATTGAATTATTTTATCTTGAATCATTTTAACTCACCTTGCTTTCATCAAAATATATGAAGTTAATATCTGCGTTTTTTGGTTTTTCTAATAATTTTAGCATAACTTTGTTAATTAACTCTTTATCACAAATATGTTCACTATAGTTAATACTCACCTCAACAACTGTACCGTCTTTAATAAATAACTCCACATTCGCTTTATTCATAACTTTTAAACCCCTTTTTTATATTTTTTTGGGTAGGTCTTACAGATAATCGGTTACTCGCTCTGTTTGCCAAATGGTCTTATATATGAGTGTTTCGCTTTTGGTTTGCCTACCCTTATTTAATTTTTAAATAGTGTAAATCTCTAAGCCACCGTCAACCATTGAAATAAATGTATTGTCTAAATTGTTACACCATGTCATTAAATTTCTTAATGTGTGTTGGCTACATTCAGTTATTATAATATTTTTAGTGTCAACTATTTTTAACGTTGGTGAACTTGTGTTTGATTCCTTTGACAACATATTAATAATATCCATAATTTTTTCATTCATTGGTTTAATCTCCTTTGAGGGTTTGCCTCTCTAACTAATACCTATTATACAGGTTTAATTTATAATGTCAACAATTAATTTAAAATTCTTTTTAAATTGTTTGTGAGTATGTTGATATTAATGATTCAACAGCTGATTTTAAGTTTATTTTTAACATTGGCGATTTAACAGCAAGAAATATTTTATTAGAATATAATGTTCTTTTATCTTCAATTTTTGTTAACATTTTAAATTCTCTATTTCTTCTATCTTTACCTAATCTTCTTAACTCTCTTAATCTTAATTTGATGTCGTCATCACATTTTAATAATTTATCTGTATCTTTTAACACATCATTTTTCATATCGTCTCTAAGTTCCCCGTATTTATAACTCATAAATCTTTGTGATGAATGTTTTAATAACTCAATTCTCATTTGTAAGTTTGCCATTGTCTTAATCTCCTTTAAGGGTTCGCCTTTATCTAATACCTATTATACAGCTTTATAATGTAATGTCAACAATTAATTTAAAATTCTTTTATAATTAATTAACTAATACTATTATATGTTGATTTATTAAAATGTATACTCTTTTATTGAATTAAATAAATGTCACCAGCTCCCAGCTACCAGCTACCAGCTACCAGCTACCGTTGTATAAACAATGTATAATGTTTCTTAATTGTTACAATTTAATTGCTTCATGATTCAATTTACATGAAAAATGTAGTATTTTAGACAACATACTTTGTGCTCTGTGTCAAGGGGAAAATTTAAAATGCCCTT